CTGCTACTGATTCCCACCATTGGTAGGACATAGTAACAGAAAATTCTTCAATAGTATCATTTGAACCCCAATCAACATCGATTGGAGTTACATCTGTTGGAAATGTACCAATAAACTTATAATTTTTAATAGCTTCACCGCTTTTAGCAAACTGTGTGACTTGACTATCAACTGTGTAGCTAATAGGATTCAAAGCACCTGGGTTGCGGACGTTTAAGCTATGACTGTTGATACCATTCATCCATCGTTC